AGAAAGAATATCAGAAGCGTTAAAAGGTAAAACAAAATCAGAAGAGCATAGAAAAAAATTAAGCGAAGCTGGTAAAGGTAAAACTCCTTGGAATAAAGGCAAGACAGGTGTTCAAAAAGGCTCCAGATTAGGAGTAGAAGTAAGTGCCGAAACCCGTGCTAAAATGTGTGCCGCACAAAAAGGTAAAGTAATGTCGGACTTGCAAAAAGAGAAAATAAGTGCTACACTTAAAGGTAGAAAGATGTCAGACAAAACTAAAAGAAAGATGTCAGAAGCAAGAAAAAAATTATGGGAACAAAAACGAAATGAAAAGTAAACCACCAGTAGATTTAAGTGTATTGAATAAGGATTATGCCTGCTATTTGCCAGCTATTAGCTCTTTCTATAGCACTTATGTTGCCAAACAGAGATTAGAAAAGTTTGTACCCGATGATCGTATTCCTGCGGGATTTGATCGAGGTATTGAAGGTATGAACTTTTTAAATCCCGAAGAAGGATACTTCTATTACAAATATAGTTTATATTCTGCAGGTCATGCTCAATTAGATTTAACAAAAAGTCAAACACAAGACAGCATGATTCAACAACGTGATCGTGCTAACACAATGATGTTAGGCGATTCAGGCGGATTCCAGATTGGTAAAGGTGTTTTGAAATTTGATTGGTTAGATTTTGAAGGGCCCAAGGCTAACTATGTTCGTCAACAGATTTTAGATTGGTTGGAACAAACCGCTGATTGGTCAATGATGCTGGACGTTCCTACTTGGGCATGTGATGAAAATCATACACACAAGACTGGACTAAAAACATTTGATGATTGTTTGGATAAGACTCGTTTCAATAACGATTATTTCCTAGTTAACCGCCAAGGTAAGACCAAGTTCCTAAATGTTTTACAAGGTAGCGATTGGGAAACTGCTGAAAAATGGTATCAAGGCGTAAAAGAATTTAGCGATCCTAATGGTCCTTACGAGGGCAAGGAAGCCGAAGGTTGGGCATTCGGTGGTGCTAATATGTGTAAGATGGATATTGCTCTTAAACGTCTAATGACATTAAGAGAAGATGGTTTGCTAAAAGGCAAAAACTGGATCCACTTTTTGGGTACAGCACAGTTAGATTGGGCTTGCTATCTAACATCTATTCAACGACAAATAAGGAAACATATCAATGAAGAAATTACCATATCTTTTGACTGCGCCTCACCGTTTGTCGCAACAGCCTACGGACTTGTCTACACAAACTCGCAACATACCACAAAGCGGTGGAGTGTTGCTATGGAAAAAGCACCAGATAACAAGTCACTTGCCGAATCAGACATTCCATTCCCGTGGGAAAGTGAATTCGGCCGCAGGCTGACCATGGGCGATATTTGTCATTATGCACCTGGCATGTTAAACAAGATTGGCAAAGAAGGTCGTACAAGTTGGGATAGTTTTAGCTACGCCCTTATGATGGGTCATAATGTATATCAACACATTGTTGCTGTACAACGTGCTAATCATCTAATGGATGTTGAACGTGCTAAACATAAACCCGACTGGCGTCATTGGAAGAAGTTAGATTCTAAAAATATCAACAGCGATGAATATAGTGAATGGGTTCCACGTAGTATTTTGTATTTCGATCGTTTTGTAGAAGAACTTTTTAATACAAAAACTAAAGACGAAGCATTTGCTATGATTGATAAAGGTATTGGATTTTTACGTAGTTTGGAAGGTTCTAGACTACGTGGAGGCCCTGCCCAAAATACATTTAACAACTTTTTTGAAATAGATGTTCCAGTGATTGATAAAACTGTATCAGAAATTTTTGCTATGCCAGAGTTAGACGAAAGCAAGTTAGATGATTTGGAAAATAAGTTTAACGAAGATCTATGATTTGGTAATATTTAATCTTGCGTAAAACTTTATTAGATTGTATACTTATAGCATGAAACGAAACTATACATCAGGCGAACATACCGATGTTCAGTTCTTTACAGGAACTGAAATTGAGCATACGCCTGCATTTGGATTAGAAACCTTGTTTGTTACAGGCGTACAGCCTATCGATAAGATAGAAAGTATTCTTGTAGACAGCAATTCTTGGCTAGACACATCTAAGCATATTAAGCATATCTTCTTTGGTGCTAATCACAGTTTTCATCCTAGTTCTTTTGAAGAGTGGCAAAATTGGGAAAGTATGATTCAGTACTTTTTAGATCAAGATTATTTTTGCAGTCTTGATATTCCAGTTGCACTAGCAGAAGAGTTTTTAGATAACGGATTAAACGAATATAATAACTTTATTCCACAAATTCGTGTTCCAATCCCGTATATCGGTTTGTGGAATTATAATACAATGATTAAGATCGACGATAAAGATTTTAATGCAACCAATCCCGGTGTGTGGTCACACAGTCTACACTCACTGAAGGATCGTAGTAAGTTTACAGACTGGTCTCAATATAGTAAGGACAAAACATTATGATTACAACTAAGGTTACTAAGGGTGCTCCAAAGCCGGATGTAGAAGAACGCTTGTTTAAAGTACTCGAAGGCATTGACTGGAAGCTGTGGGAAATCTATAATATGATGAAAGATAACCTTCCATCAAAACCCACAACTGCTAGTCAAAAAGTTGTTAAGAAACCGTCAGCAGAATGACAACTAGCACTTATATCAAAGTTCGAACAGAATTCGAAGGATTTCATTTTTATCCTAACGCAGGATTGATCGATCCTCGTATCGAATTCTTAGAACATGAACATCGCCATATGTTCAAGGTTGAAGTTAAAATCTCTGTCACGCATTTGGATCGTGAACTAGAGTTCTTCCTTGTTAAATGGGCACTACAAGATTTTATCAAAGCAGGCAATCAGAATCATAAATCCTGCGAAATGATAGCAACAGATATTTTGCAAAACCATCTTATTCCCACATACGGAGAACGATATTACGAAGTTGTGGTTTCTGAAGATGGTGAGTCAGATGGTATTGTAGAATATACTCCACTTATTTCATTAACCTCCTAAACTAAAGGAAAAACACACCATGGCTAATATCCCTGCCTATATCCAAAAAACTCTTAAGATGAAACCCGAAGTTACACGGGTGTTCGATGACTTGGATCGGTGGCTTGACCACTGCCGTTTCAACCTTATTAAGTATGACGAAAAGGATCTGTATCGCAGTCCCGACTATCGTCGTTATCAACAAGAGCAAGAGTACTTGGAGCGTAAGGCACGCCGAGAAGCACGAGCACGTCAGGAAGCGTAATGGCAAATGTATTCATCGTCGATATAGAGGCGGTGGAGAGTAGGTACACGGGACAATGGCAGTCTCATGTACCTTATCTACTTGCAAAGGAAGATCACAATGTTCAAATTATCTCTGGTCCTACGGACATTCCTAGTGCCACTACTCCTGGCGCCTTTCTTAATTTTGGCGGCACTAATATCTACAAGTCTGCTCAAGTTGAACAGATTAGTCGTTTATTTTGCTCCGGAGCAGTTAAGCCTGGCGATCATTTTTTGTTTACTGACGCTTGGCATCCTGGCATTATAAACTTAAAATACATGAGTGAGCTGTTGCAGATTCCTGTAACAACACACGGCTTATGGCATGCGGGCAGTTATGATCCTCAAGACTTCTTAGGACGCCTTGTTGGCGATAAACCTTGGGTTAGACACGCTGAAAAGAGTTTTTACCATGCGTTTGATCACAACTATTTTGCCACAGACTTCCATGTAAGAATGTTCTTTAATAATCTACTACACGATTATCCTAGTGAGAATCCTTGGCATGATGAGGACTTCGAACGTCGATACGAAAGTGGTAAAATTGTTCGTACAGGCTGGCCTATGGAGTATATGGACACACTACTGAGCGGTGATGGTCCTTATCAAAAGGATGACTTAATCTTGTTCCCACATCGTATTGCTCCAGAAAAGCAAGTGGAGATTTTCCGTGACCTAGCCAAGTACTTACCACAATATGAATTTGTTGTTTGTCAAGATCAACCTCTGACCAAGCATGAATATCATCGATTGTTAAAACGTGCTAAGATTGTGTTCAGTGCTAATCTACAGGAAACACTGGGCATTAGTTGCTACGAAGGTGCTATGGTAGATGCTATCCCTATGGTGCCAGATCGACTATCATATACAGAAATGTATTACAGCGGATTCAAGTACCCTAGTGAGTGGACAGAAAGTTTTGAAGCCTATGAAACCCACAGACAAGAACTATGTGCCTTAATCATTCAAACTATGAATTTTTATAATCAACAGGTGCCGCAGGTTAAGAAACAGGCACAGGACTTAACTGAACATTTTTTTAGTGCAACTAACTTATTGAAAAATTTAAAATGAAATTCCTTTTAAACTTCTTGGATAAAATTGGTCGTCGACGTATTATTATGGATCGAGAAGAAAATGAACCATATCTAGAACGCTATTATGTTTTCCTTAAAGATCGTAAAGCATTTCCGTTCAATATCTTTATCCACAAGTTTTTAAAGAGTGACCCCGATGATGTTCACGATCACCCATGGCCCTATGCCACACTTATTCTGCGTGGCGGTTACTATGAATGGGTACCCGAGTTTAATAGCCTAGGAGAAAAAATTGGAGAAATTCGTCATTGGCGTGGCCCTGGTCATTTTCGTATTTGCAAACCTACTTCATACCATCGCATTGAATTGGATCCCAATGTAACAGCATGGACTTGTTTTATGCCTGGGCCACAACGGCGGGAGTGGGGATTTTTAGTCAACAACAAGTGGATTCATAATGAACAATACCTTACAGATCGAGCAAAAAATGGATAAGAGAACCAAAGAAGTAATGGACATTCTACAAGAAGAATGTGCAGAAGTAATCCAAGCTATTAGTAAAATTAGTCGCTTCGGCCTAAATAATTTCAAGCCTGGCAAACCAAAAACAAACAAAGAACACCTAGAAGAAGAGTTAGGCGATGTACTCGCAATGATTGACATTCTACATGAGTTGGATGTAATATCATATCATAACTTAAAAGCCGCTACTGCTGCTAAAAAAGAAAAACTAAAGAAATGGTCTAATATATATGAGCAAGATTAAAATCGCAGAATTATTTTACAGCATTCAGGGAGAAGGAAGATATATGGGGGTACCGTCAATCTTCTTAAGAACTTTTGGTTGCAATTTTACCTGCGACGGTTTTGGCATGCCACTTGGAGAGAAAAGCCAAGAAAGGCACGATATTGCCCGGGTGGCGCATTTTTATAACAAATACGAAGAACTTCCATTGGTAAATTCTGGGTGCGACTCATACGCCTCCTGGATGCCTGATTTTAAAGATCTAAGCCCAATGCTCACAACTGATGCTATTGCGGATCGTATTATGGAAATTCTCCCACATGGAGAATGGCGGGATGAACATTTGGTAATCACAGGCGGAGAGCCATTGCTGGGTTGGCAAAAGCAATATCCGGATTTGTTAGATCATCCTAAGATGTCTAATTTGAGAGAAATTACTTTTGAAACTAACGGCACAATGAGGCTAACGAAAGAATTCAAAGAATATCTACATACATGGAAATATCATCAAGATAAAGACTTTGGTCGCGAAATTACATTTAATGTCAGTGCAAAATTACCAGCAAGCGGCGAGCCATGGGAGGATGCAATAAAACCCGATCGTGTTTGCGAGTATGAAGAATACGGTACAGCATATTTGAAATTAGTAGTATCAACAGAAGAGGACATTAAAGATGCAGAACGAGCAGTTGACGAATTTAGAGCGGCAGGTTTTAAAGGTCACGTATACCTTATGCCTGTCGGCGGTGTTGAGTCTGTTTATAATCTCAATGCTCGATCCGTTGCCATTGCCGCAATGAAGCGAGGGTGGCGTTATAGTGATCGTCTACAAGTGCCATTGTTCAAAAACGAGTGGGGGACTTAATGGCCGAACCGTTGCTGGCTCCAAAGTTTCTAAAGGTGTATATGTTGTTAAAACAATCACCTAACTTCTATCTGTATCCTACAGGTACGGCTAGTCCTGGCGGCGGAGCGACTGGGTTTTATTTTACTCGAGAGGAAGCAGAAAAATATAGAACAATGGAACTACTGGTTGCTAGTGCTACCGATAGTAAAGACAAGTTCCATATATTTGAGTTAGATATTCCAAATCCGGCATACGAAGGCAAATGATGTTTGGTAAGAATTATAATGATACAACATCAGATGACCTATGGTTTTACAAAACCGCAAGTGTTGAATACAAATTTGCAGTTTTTCCTAAACGCTGTGCTTTAACAGGAAAAAGAATTTGGTTAGAACGGGGCTATAAATTTACCAAAATGATTACTGGCCCAGGTGATCCTATATACCTATATAGGTGGCACAACAAACACGAACATTTAATTTGGCAATTAAAAAGGTAAACTATGAGAAATTTTATTAAAAAAGCATTGGGCTTAGATAAACTAGAAGAAGAAGCTCAAGCTGCAAGAAAATATGCAGAAGAAATGGCTAATAAGATTAAGGAAACTGAATCCAAGTTAGCCGAAGCAACCAAACCTACTAAGACTCCAAAAGAGATTGCTACAGAAAATAAAGAACCGTGGGTATCTGTAGTCGAAACCCATGTAGGCAAAGATAATGCTCGCAACGGTTTCTTTGAACTTGACTGGAATGAATACTTTGTGTTACAATTACGTGCTGACGGATATTTAGGCGAAGATGAAGAAGCCGTTGTTGACGAATGGTTTACTGAACTTTGTCGTAATGTTGCAGGCGAAGAGGGTATCGATATGACACGCAGATCTAGTGGATCTGTTACTCGTACGCTACGTGATGATGGTAAAACGGAAGTTTCTTAATGAACAAAACATACATTCTAGTAGATACAGCAAATACATTTTTTAGAGCACGACATGTTATTAGGGGAGACCTTAATGACAAGATTGGTATGAGTATTCATACAGTGCTTGGCAGTGTTCGTAAAGCATGGAAGGACTTTAAAGGTGACCATGTGGTATTCTGTTTAGAAGGTCGCTCGTGGCGTAAAAGTTTTTATACTCCTTATAAGGCACAACGAGCAGAAGGTCGTGCCGCAATGAATCCCAGAGAACAAGAAGAAGAACGTGTATTTTGGGAAACCTTTGACCAGTTCAAAGATTTTATCACTACGAAAACCAATACAACTGTACTACAACATCCGCAACTCGAAGCAGATGATTTGATTGCAGGTTTCATACAGGCACATCCCGACGATAACCACGTGATTATTTCAACAGATGGAGATTTTGCACAGCTGATTGCTCCAAATGTTCGACAATATAACGGTGTAATGGAAATCACTACAACACACGAAGGATATTTCGATGCTAAAGGCAAGCGTGTTATTGATAAAAAAACTAAAGAGGAAAAGCCTGCACCAGACCCCAAGTGGTTACTTTTCGAGAAGTGTATGCGAGGAGATACCTCAGACAACGTCTTTTCTGCTTATCCGGGAGTTCGTACTAAAGGAACAAAGAATAAAGTTGGTCTCCAGGAGGCCTATGCCGATCGAAATACCAAAGGATACTCTTGGAACAATCTCATGCTCCAGCGCTGGACTGACCACGAAGGTGTCGAACACCGTGTGTTAGACGATTACAATCGTAATGTCACACTATGCGACTTGACAGCACAACCCGAAGATATTAAACTTTTGATTAAAGAAACAATCGATACAGCAACTACGGCAGAAAAAAATATTCCACAAGTTGGTATTCGATTATTAAAATTCTGCGCCGAGTTTGATATGGTCAAAGTAAGCGAACAAGTTCAAAGCTACGCAGAACCATTAAATGCAAGGTATGTATAAAAATGTCAACAAATGCCAAAGTATTAATTCCCAACCAAGAATGGTTGATTAAATCCGGTAATAAAAAAATCGGTAGTATCAGTAAGGTCAAAAAAGGTTATTTGGTATTACATCACGGTAAAGCCATACCTTTTAAAGATTTAACCGAAGTTAAAAATGCAGTGGGTATTGCTTTATTTGAAGAAAGTATTAAAAAAGTAAAACGAGATATTCTAGAGCCAGTATCATATAGCATTTATGATTATCCGTGTAAGACTAAACCCTATGAACCTTTATATAATGTTCAAAAGAAACTACCTTTATATACAAAACGTTCTAAAAGTAAAAGTCAGTTATGTGCAGGACATTATATTATTAAGTTTAGTAAAGGTTGGGTTAAATCGTTTTGCCCTAAACTAATTACTTTAGAGCGTTATCCATACTACGGACCTTTTAAAACTGAAGAAGAATTAAAAACGGTATTAATAAAAGAGATTAAATCAAATGAGTAATACAATAAACACATTACCAATCGAAGATTTTTTAAATAAAGCACGGATTGCTATTAAAAGTAATCAAAAAAATCTAGTGCTAAGTCTTAAAGAAGTAACTGATTTACAGAATAGTTTATCTTTGGTTATGACAAGATTAGCAGGCGGCCCTAATACCAGCGACGAAACTATTGTTATTAAAATGGACGGTGGCGGTTTTAACAGTTTTTAATAAATATATACGCACTTATGGAGCGTATATGAGCAGACCCAAGCCAACCATATTATTAGAACTAACCAATAAAAAGACGTATAAAACAGAACAAGTTTTAGATGCTGAGGCTATTTGGGCTGTATTTTATCAAGACAAGCCTATTAATTTAAAAACTAGTAGTATTCTTGCACAGAAAATTGGTCCTAAATATAAAAAAGTATCATTTTCAAATGCCGGTCATGCCCATAATCTTGCTGAAAAACTTAATAAACAGTTTAATACTCAAGATTTTTCTGTCTATAAATTGGTTACTGGAGAAAAGTTAACCAATGACTCTGAAGATTGATATTACCCGATATATTGCAGAACAGTTTAATCTACCCACGGATGAAAAATCCATTCGTAAGTTGTTACCACAATGGTGGTTTAACTATCGTAATAAAGAAAAGGGCGGGCTTAGATTAACTGACGAAGGGTTTGCTCGATTAACTGCTCATATCAAAGCACATAAAGTTACATTAGATGAACCTGTAGAATATACTAATCAAGTTATTATTTGGTTAGATAATCTAATCGAAAGCCCTTGGTATATTACCAAAGATGAAATCTATGTATTTGATGAAAAAATGGCTATTCAGCTAGTGTTGTTTTCTGGCAACATTGTAAGATACAGTGCCGCTAAAGCAAAAAAACCAAAAACTCCATTGACTTAAACACAGATCTGCGTTACAATAGTTACATACTGAAGCAGAGTGCAACAGTAAAATATTTTTTTAACTTAAGAAAGTTGACTATGGCAGAAAAGATCAGTTCAAATCGCACCGTTACGCCTAACGAAGCCAAGCGTAGTATCGAGAAGTGCGTTAAGATTCAACGCCCTGTATTCATGTGGGGCCCTCCAGGCATTGGTAAATCCGATATTGTTAAACAGATTGGTGACAAACAAGGTCGAGAAGTTATCGACGTTCGGTTGAGCCTTTGGGAACCCACTGACATTAAAGGTATTCCATACTTTGATGCCAATGCTAACACAATGAGTTGGGCTCCTCCTGCTGAATTGCCCACTGATCCTAACTCTACTGCTATCCTGTTCTTGGACGAGTTGAACTCTGCGGCTCCTGCTACACAGGCAGCGGCTTTCCAGTTGGTTTTGAATCGCCGTGTTGGTACTTACAAGTTGCCAGATGGTGTTAGTATTGTTGCCGCTGGTAACCGCGAAAGCGATAAAGGTGTTACTTATCGTATGCCTGCTCCGTTGGCTAACCGTTTCGTTCACTTAGAATTGAAGAGTGATTTTGAAGATTGGCAAGAATGGGCTGTTAACAACAAGGTTCACGAACAGGTTGTTGGCTATGTTGGCTTTGCTAAACAAGACTTGTATGATTTTGATCCAAAATCTTCAAGCCGTGCGTTTGCTACTCCCCGTTCTTGGAGCTTTGTTAGCGACTTGCTAAAGGACGACGACTTGCCAGAAGGTACTTTGACCGATTTGGTTGCTGGTGCTATTGGTGAAGGTCTTGCTGTTAAGTTCATGGCTCACCGTCGTGTTGCCAAACAAATGCCTAACCCAGCAGACATTTTGAACGGCAAAGTTATTAAATGTGATATCAAAGAAATTTCTGCTATGTATTCTTTGACAGTGTCTATGTGTTACGAACTCCAAACCGCTAGCCAAAAGAAGGTTAAAGATTGGGACAAGATGGCAGATAACTTCTTCGGCTTCATGATGGACAATTTCCCAACTGAGTTGGTTGTGATGGGGGCCAAAGTGGCGCTCACGAACTATCAATTGCCGTTTGATGCGTCTAAGTTAAAGAACTTTGATCGCTTCCACGACAAATACGGTAAGTTCATTATCCAGGCTATGGAATAAAATTGGGGCTTAGGCCCCTTTTTTATTGACAAACTAGATAAATTTTAGTATAATAGTATTTTAACAGGAGCAGTAATGTCTACTCAAACTTCTACAGCAAATAAAAAACTAGCAAAAGCAGAACGTAAAGTATTTTCTGAATCGGAAAAAAACAAGATTGTTGAAAAACTTGTAACCGCTCGTATTGGTTTGTTGTTACGTCACCCATTCTTTGGCAACATGGCCACTCGTATGAAACTAATCGATGCCAGTGACTGGTGTAGTACTTTGGCTACAGATGGACGGAACTTCTATTACAGTAACGATTTTGTTAATAAATTAACTCCAAAAGAATGTGAATTTGGTTTTGCACACGAAGTACTACATAATGTGTTTGACCATTTGGGACGCCGCGATAATCGTGATGGTCAGTTGTCAAACATTGCCGCCGACTATGCTGTTAATCAAATCTTAAAAGACGAACGCATTGGAGAAGTTCCAAAAGATATTAAAATCTTCCAAGATAATAAGTATCGTGGCTGGAGTTACGAACAGATCTATGATCACTTGTACGAAAATGCTGAAAAGATTTCTTGGGAAGAAATCGGTGAGTTGTTAGACGAACATTTGGACGGTGATGGCGATGAAGAAAGTGACGGCGGCGATGGTAAAGAAGTTGACGGCGAGGGCAAGGGCAAAGGTCGTCCTAAACTAACTGAAGAAGAAAAGAAAAAGATCAAGGACGAAATCAAAGAAGCCATGGTAGCGGCAGCTCAAGCAGCCGGGGCCGGTCGTATTCCTGCCGGCGTTCAACGTTACATTACTGACTTTACTGAACCCAAAATGGATTGGCGTCAAATGTTGCGTATGAACATCCAAAGTATCATTAAAAGCAACTTTAGTTTCCAACGTCCAAATCGTAAGAGCCAACATTGCGGTGCCGTGTTGCCAGGTATGATGAACGAAGAAACTATCGATGTGTCAGTGGCAATCGATATGTCTGGTTCTATTAGCAACAAAATGGCACAAGACTTCTTAGGTGAAGTTAAGGGCATTATGGAAGAATACAAAGACTTTAAACTAGACTTGTTCTGCTTCGACACTGAAGTTTATAACTATGTTAAGTTTACAGGCGACAATGCCGACGAGATCACGGATTATGAACCCAAAGGTGGTGGCGGTACTGACTTTGATGCTTGCTATAACTTTATGAAGGAAGAAGGCATTGAGCCAAAACGCTTCATTATGTTTACAGATGGTTATCCATGCGGTAGCTGGGGCGATGAGAACTACTGCGAAAGCCTGTTCATCATCCACGGTAATGATACTATCGTAGCGCCATTTGGTCAAACTGCTTACTACAAAGAAGATTAAGTATGGCATTGGCTAGAGGTGAAGTAAACCCTTTAAGTGTGTTAGGAATAAGACAGTTAAGTTTCATTCCAGCACACTTTACCACCGTCAAAGTATCAAAGTTATGCGATATCAAATTGTTAGATCAGTGGATTACTTATAACTTAAATAGTAGGTATACTATTAAGAAATCTTTTGCCTTAGATAACAATAATAAAATATCTGAGGTAATAGAAGTTGGTATGGAAGATCCTATGGAACTCACAATGTTTTCCTTAGGGTGTCCACATATTCATAAAACATAAAGGAAAATAAAAATGTCAGATGAAGCACAAGTAGCAAGCACAGCAGTTGGCGGAGATGCGCCAGTAGAACAACCACAACAACCACAACTAAGCATTCAAGATTTACAAAATCTACGTGCAGTTGTTGATTTAGCAGTACGTCGCGGTGCATTTGGTGCCGCAGAAGCTACATCAGTTGGTCAAGTATTTGATCGTCTAAACACATTCTTGAATGCTGTTACTCCGGCTCAACAACCAGCTGATCAAACTGAAGCACCAACAGCCTAATAAGAGGTAGCAATATGGCAAGAGAAATGAAACACGTGGGTAAAATGAAAAACAACGGGGCAAAAATCCTTGTTGCTTATCGCACATTACCCGGAGATGCAACTAGTGCGCTAGTTATCGGAACTAGCAGTTTGCCAGATACTTGGCATGATACTATTATGAGTATTGTACAAGATATTAGTGGACAACAAGCAAATGAACTAGCAGACATTTTAGCTGTTCGTAAGTTTCCAGATGGTGAAAACATTCTAGCATCTTTACACAAAAGAGGTCTTCTTAAAAAGGTTCCGACCAACGGAGTTATCATGACTCCTGCTACAAACGCTTCTATTCAGTTAGACGAGTTAAATGAACTGATTGCCCAACAAAAGGGCATCAGCATCGAAGACTTAGCGGTAACAGATGGCACTCAAAAGAAAAAAACTGCTCCAAAAGATGATCCAACTCGTACAACAAGTTCTAGTGTAAACGCCGGTGAAGAAATCACCACTGCACCTGTTGTTACAGAATCTAAAAATGCTAGTCTAGAACTTACTCCTGCCGAAATGCGCTCACGTGCTGATGCATTGTTTAAACAAGCTCAAGTACTACGCAAACAAGCAGACGAAATTGATCCTCCAAAGAGCAAGAAGAAAAAAGAAGTAGAAACGGCTGCTGAATGACACATCCAGAAAAAGTCTATCTAGACGCACTTAAAAACATTTTAGAAAACGGTGACGATCGTCCTGATCGTACAGGCACAGGCACCCGTAGTATATTTGGTCTTCAAATGCGTTTTGATTTAACAGAAGGCTTTCCAGCAGTTACTACAAAGAAGCTGGCCTGGAGAGCTGTTGTTAGTGAACTACTTTGGTTTTTAGAAGGCAGTGGAGACGAACTACGCCTAAGAGAAATCTTACACGGTGAACGTTATACTGAAAAGAAAACAATATGGTCTGATAATGCTAGTGCGCCTTATTGGACTAGTAAAAAACTTCAAAGACATTCCGGTGACTTAGGTAGAATCTACGGAGTACAATGGCGCAAGTGGCGTAAGCCCTTGGTGCGTATCAACAAAGTTGTTTTACAAAATCATGACCAGTTGATCGAACTCATCAAAGGTATTAAAGAGGATCCATATAGTCGTAGACATATTATAACCGCATGGAATCCAGGTGAGTTAGATTTAATGGCTCTTCCGCCGTGTCATATCCTTGCTCAGTTCTATGTTGCTAACGGTAAGTTAAGTTGCCAGATGTATCAACGTAGTGCCGATATGTTCTTAGGTGTACCATTTAATATTGCATCATATGCATTGTTTACACATATGGCCGCTCAAGTTTGTAATCTGGAAGTTGGAGATTTGGTCATTACCATCGGTGATGCTCACATTTACAATAACCATTTTGATCAAGTTAAAGAGCAAATAAGTCGTAAACCATTGCCCTTGCCTACATTAAAACTAAATCCAGAAGTAAATGTTATTATGGATTTTGAAATGAGTGATATTGAACTAGAAGGCTATGAAAGCCACGAAGCCATTAAGGCTCCAATGGCAGTTTAAACTACAAGAACTTCAATAACCCCAAAGCCCTGTGAGTTACTTTGCAGGGCTTTTCCTATTACAGATCCTTCAGATACCGATTTAGCCGCTGTAGCATATCCTGCATAGTCACTAGTAACTAAAAGATCACCTCTTTCAATATAGCCGTGAACTTTGCAAAGAACACGACCTTTTAAGGCAATTGCAGGGTGAGTTTCGTCATTTCCGGCGTCTTTATTCATTAAATAGGCAGGATTTGTAGACACTATACCCGCTACCCTTGTATCAGCAAATTTAGTAGTAGTTGTAACTTCTTTTAGGCCGCCGATTACTAAAACGGTTCCAGGTTCATATATAGCATCAGCTTCGTAACGCTCTGCCAAGTCGGCATAGTAAGCGGCAGTGGCTGTAGCATTTAATACACCATTAGTATAGTTAAACGATGAGTTTACTACAGCATTAGATGCACCTGTAGCATTAGAAACCATAGGGATATATAATGTTCCAGAAGGGGCGGCAGTGACATTCAACCCAGATGTTAATAGTGAGTGAGCCGCAGTACCCCATAACATATATCCAGATGTTGTCGATACTGTAGAAACTCCAGTTGCAGAATCTGCTCCAGGCAAGGTAATACCAGCTTTAACAACTGTAAATGTATTAGCAGAGCCTACGCCTAAATCACTGCTCGGATATGTTGCAGGTACATAGTTAACATTGGATATTGCTAGTACATTTAAACCATCTACAAGCCCACGAATAGTTGCTTGATAAACAGATTGATTTGTTTGCTCAGGAGTAAATGACCACGAGCTGCCAGTTCCTTGATCAAATGGTCCGATAAACACAAATCCATTAGAAGTTTGATCATATACCGATAACTGTTGAGTAGATGTATTCCAAATCATATCTCCAGTTACAGGATTATTTGGAATAGTACTAGATCCACATACGCTCAAACTGGCAATACCTTTAAAGTTAGTACCATCATAAGAAACATTTAACTGCTGAGTTTGATTATTAAACCATAGTTGTCCCTGTATTGGATTAGTTGGAGACACAGAGTTATTAAAGTTTTCTAATAGCCCAACGAAGTTTTCTTCTAAAGGTTGACCATATCCAGAAAAGTTTTTACCAACAAAGGTAAGGCTTGTAGTTTGATCTATTGTTGCATCTCGAACTGTTGTTAATACAGTACCGCTGGTTTTGGTTAAAATGTATGACATAGTATTATTGATATAAAGGTAAAAAGTACTGAGTTCCTGCTACAACTATTTTTAACCAAGACGAAGCTGTTGTGTTATTTGTAGGAGTTCCGCTAGTCGCAGCACCGATAGAAATAGAATTAACAGTTATCGAAGTAGCAGTTACATTGTTAGTAATGACATTTGCAGAAGCTTGTATATTACCAATGATATTTAATCCCTGGGTAATAGTGTAGCTGGTTGTATTAAAAATGTTTACGCTTTGAGTTCCATTAACCGTAAACGAACTATTACTTAATGCACCTTTTACTACACCGTAGTTTTCTAATAAAGAAACTTGTTGATTTATCGGAGGACTGGTATTATTAAGAATAGGTAGTATAGGTGTAATCAATCCAGTTGGTTGATTCATTGGATAGGTCGAAAGGGTAACAAAAGAACTTCCATTAAAGAAATTTATTGTTTGTGTGGCATTATTGCTATTATACCAAAAATCACCAGCGTTTAATCCAGCAGGTTGACTAGTACCAATAGTTGCTCCGCCGGCACTTATAAATGTACCCGAAGTAGCATCAAATACTCTAAGTTTTTTATATGTTGTATCATACCACAATTGGCCGCCTAAAGGATTAGCGGGAGGGGAATAGTTAGGATTGGCAGAATTAGTTAATAATGTTACTAGGTTTTGATTATAGTATTGTCCGTAACCAGCATAATCTTTACCAACAAAAGTAACACTGGTAGATTGATCAATAGAGTCATCGGCTACTCTTACTAAAACTGTGTTATTATTATTTAAAATTGTATATGCCATTACACTATCCTTAAGAACTTAAACTCTGTACTCGGATGGTATAATCAATCTGAATCATTCGATTCAAACTTTTTTGCACAGGGTGAAAAATTACATGAGTTAACAACGGCCCAGTTCCAGGACCATTTGGACTATATGCTCTAAGACCAAGTTCGTCAAACACATATGTACCATCGCTGTTAGTAGCATTGTCAAAGGCCATTTGGCCGTTGGGCTCACCAAAATCTAATAAACAACTAACTAAAACATCACTATAGAATGAGCCAGCGACATGTCTAACTTCCATAAAGTTTCTAGCAGGATCCAAGTCGTATGTTTGATTTGAATCAACTACTTTATAATAAGTTTGATTATATAGACCAGCAGTTGTACCAATAACGTTCGGTGTTAGGTATGTAATAATACCGGTATCGTCAACGCGAGTACCTCCATTACCAAATGCCATACCTTCGATCATTCCTCGGCCTTGGTTACTAACACTTTGTGCTAAACTTATACTAAAAGTTTCATAGTTAATAGCATTAGGCTTGTCAATAAACACTTGTCCGGTTTCTGGATTATAGATTTTAATATGCCCGCGAACAGCAATGTTTCCTTGTTCATTGGGTTTTTTTTCTGTGTTGGTATTCATTTGTTTTTGTTCCATGATGATATTTATGCTAGTTTATACGTTCCCTTTAATTGCATTTCCACTATAGAAATAAACATCAGGAAGTATAGCAGGCGCTTCTTGTAAGAACTGTGCTTCAAAACTTGTACTAGATGTTAGAGAAACAGTTGAAGTTCCTGCAGATACAACATCGTTCCAGCTAGAGGTTACACGTTTCATAACAATCGATAACAATGTTCCTGTGTTTAACTTAACTGTTGAAGTATTTAATGTTATCACTTGAGTACTAGTGTTAATAGTAAAATCAGGCGGTAGTTGACGTAATCCAGAATCAATTAATCCCAGTGTTGCAGTTACTATATAACCTGTACCAGTTGACCAATAAATCAAGTTAGTACTTGTTACAAGGTAAGTTGTACCTGTAGATTTAACTGGAAGTCCTACATTGGTTGATGTAGTATAATCAATATTTACTTGCGATTGTCCTGATTTGTATACCCAAACAATACTAGTGTCAGTGGTAACATATGCAGGATTCGGAGTATATTGTAAATCAGTTGACAACCTAGAATACACATTAGTCAATGAAGATACTGTAGGGAATGTTCCAAGTATTTGAGATTCCAATATACTGTCATGTTGTACTGTTGTGTCTTGGTAATATGAAATATTTTTACGCAACGGATAACCGCCATAGTAAACTTGTATTTGATCTTTGGCTGCAATACTTGCAGTAGAGACAGAATATATTCTATTACCGACAACAAAGGAACCTGTATAAGGATCAACTGGTAACGGTGATACCGAGGTTAGGAAAGAAATACCATCACATCTAATAACAGAAGCTGTTAAAGTATTAATCCATCCAGTAATAGATGAAGATTTGATAGTATAGGTATTACTTAGAGCAGCATTAGTATATGTATTCTGTGCTAATACTGTTTCTTGATAAGCCTGTTCAGGTGCTATTGGAACAGTTTGATACACACCTTGATCTATTACACGAGTACCCAAAGTTGCTGTAGTAATAATACCTGTGCCACGGGCACCGCGTCTTAGTTGGCTTAAAACATTATTGCTATTTTCATAGAACTCTATTAATTCTCCTGAAATCAATACTGCACCCGGAGTATTTGTTCCAGGATCAGCAGGGCTTAATATTGTAGAATCTGCAACATGTATTTCTGTAGATGTTGTATACAACGGTTGTGTTAGGTATGTAGAGTTTTTATTAGACAGTCTTGTAAAAGATTCTTGTCCCAGAATATTTCTAAAATATCTGTAACCTAGAATGTTTTTATTAGAAGGACCGGCAATACTCATTATCACCACAGTACAATCTGAGGTAACATCGTATGCATCACCAATAACAACAGTTAACTGATCAGACAACACTTGGAAATCAACGCCGCCTATTAACACTTGTTCTCCAGATCTACCTGTGTTAGATATTGGATAGTTGATTGTAACCCAAACGTAATTTTGATCTAGAACAGGTCTATCTAAAATATATGTTCTATATGGATTTCCTTTAAACACTTGTGTTTCGATACCCATAGAATCCTGATCAGTATAAGTTGTAATCTTATAATTTATATTAGTTCTTGTATACCAGTTTGGTGATAATACTAGTTTACCTTGCAAAGTTACAATATAATCATAATCATAGGTCACTGAAGTTGAACTATTATAGTGATTTGCAAAGTTATTTGGCATATATGATTCAACCGCAATAACGTCACCGACATTAAAAGATTTGGATATTGTTACATTGTTATTGTCAAAAGTAAAATCTGCACCTAATGCTATTTGAGAACCGTTTATATAAACATTAACGTTGTCTCCGTAGTTAACATCTTTTACAAATGGGTTAAAGGCATCTTTGATTTGATATTGAGTAACACTAGTAGATGTCACTGTATAATAGGTAACACTTGGTGGTAATAATCTTATAGAAGTATTACTACCTATGTCCGATGCTTCTACTATTACCTGTGAGCTCGGAGGTCCAACATTTCCCGGAGGATTAGGAATATCTATTCCTGCAAAAGTGGGCTGATTTGGATCAAAAATTGCTTGGCCATTTACAGTTATATAGTTTACATTAACTTGATTAAAGTTAGTACCTACATTATCAAAGAACCAAGCCTGCAATGTATTTTCAATACCCAGTGGAAGATTATAAACAATAACAGATGCTCTGTTAGATGTTGTAGAAGCTGGAACAAGTTGATAGTACGGGCTAGGTATTATATTAGAAGAAAGTATTTGTCCATCTAATGTTACAAAGACTCCTGTAACTTCATCAAAACTACCTAAACTAACTGCTTGAGCGGTAGTAGTATTTGCTACTGTATTAACTGTTACTCTATCAATGATTCCAGGAATAGCTGATGAGTTTGATCCAACACCAATAATAGTGTATGCCACAACACCGTCAGTGGGTTGTGGAGGAATAACCAATGCAGAGTTTATCCAATCAATATTAAATGTATTAGATATATTTGTTACTGTTGAGTATGCAAACTCAGTACCATTAACTGCTACCACAATGCTTCCGATAGTAGTCGGAAGACTTGATAACGGGAATGTACAAGAAGTACCTGCTATGACATTTCCAGAACCGTTTACAATAGTAGGTGTAACATACCCTGCTTGAGTATAAACATCAATACCTAATGTATCTGCAACTACACCAGGAATAACTTCTTCAGGAGCATAGGCAGAACTTGTTGTTACAAATCCATATTCACCTTCGATGATTAAATCTGCAGGATCAACACCTAATGCATTTATTAAGTTTGTTCCTGACCATGTCGGATAAGGCTGAGATAAGTTTATATCGTAGGTACCAGAAAGATGACTAGGATTAATAAGACTATCAGGGCCGCCTACAATATTACCGTAGGGATTTACAAAACTCTTTCCTTCATATTGGCCGCCGATATGTGTTCTAGGATCATCAACTCCTACCATCAGTTGTTCAGTAGCAGTACCTGCCATACCCGCGGTCGGTGCATAGAAGTTTTGAATACGTTCTACGGCAGACATTAACGATACACTCTTTTCGTAAGTGAACGTAACTACCGCACCTAATGCAGGAGCTTGATCAATATTTAAGAATACTAGTTTAGAATAGTGTTTGGTAAAACCATTATAAGTTTCTTTATAATATCGAACGGTGTATTCGGTAGGCAATACGTACTCGCCAGTAACAGATAGATTCATTTTAAATCTATCAGCCTGTGCTACCCAACTTAGGACGAATTCAGTACTAGCACCATCACCAATAAAAATATCTGTTACAGACAAACTGCCAATTTGATTTCTTGTAGAAATTCTGTCAAAGACCATAGTCTCAGTTATTTGTCGAACAGGATTTACAAACAAACTTTCTAAAGTAGGTACAGTAGAAGTAGTATATGTACCACTGTTTGACAAATATTGTGGATATACCAACGACGATGTTGACACAGGAGTAGTAACAAATTTATTTGTTAATGTACTCCAATATGCAGGGAAATCAAAATCAGTAGTCAATGTTTGAGAAAACTCTGTATTACTAAAGTTAGTTGTAAAGTTTCTAACTTTTGTATGGTAGGGTTTTACTTCATTAATAAAATCTTCATAGTAAGAACTATCTTGTAACTTATAGATAGGAGGCTGTGTCAACTGTCCCGCATAGTTAGTTACATCAATAAACGATGTTTTTAATATCCAATCAATAGCAGGCTGCTCTGAAACAGCATACTTCATGGCCTTGAAGAATAGTTTATTCCAGTTGACTCTTAAATCATTGATAAACAAATCATCCTTTAAGGCAGTAAGAATAAATTGAATTTCCTTGTTAGGAGTTTGATCAAACAATGTTTGACTGTAACTATATGTTTGATTCCATCCAAATGCTAGATTCCATAAAGTATCTAAGAACTGAATAGTACCGTTTTGTATATAACGAGTTAGATAGTTATTACCAAAATCACCAACAGTACCAGCAGGTGCTACTTCTAGAATAATATAGTTGCCGTCGCCTCGATTATTAACTTTGACATATTGCCCGGCAGATAGACTAACTTCAGCCAACTGATATAACTCGTCAACTGCAACAGTAATATCTCGATAAGCATCGTAAGAAGTAGACACCCAATCAACATGTTTCCAATATAATGGAGTGTTATAACTTTGTGTTCTTACTCTTACCCATTTACTATTTTGTAGTTCATATACTGCCCATCCGTTGTTAGAATCAGCATCAACTAATACTGTAACAGTCGATGTACTTCCAACAAATACCGGATCCAACTCTGTAGCATCCTCGATTACGGTATATTGAGTAGGAAAAGGCTCAGCGGCGTTTAAGTTATTAAAACTGTAGTTGCTGGTAACTTGAACATCTATTAAAATGCTGTTGGCAAAATCTATAACATTACGCAATGCTTCAAATCTGTTGTTGAATAATGTTTGTTGAGGTCTGATGCCAATACCAAACTTAGCTCTAGCTGACAGTTTTGGATCAGGAACAAGAGCACCTGTACTTGTACTATATCCAATAAAACTATCAATCATTTTACGTTCTAACAGTCCGGGTGGTGTGCTTGTTTCTTTGCCGTCTGTCATTAACTGCCACTCTGTGTGACGAGGTATTTTACTGTTAGTATTATCAATAGCAAAGTTTAGACTGATTTGATCAGATTTTAACTCAGTAGCAATATTAGCTAACATTATGGTATTTTTATCTATTATAGATGCAAACTGTAGGCCAGCAGCTAACGGGTTAGCAATATAAGAAGCTACATTCTGTGCGCTGGTTCTACGATCAGCTACATTAGGTATAGTTGCTTTATTCTTAACCCAGTAATAATAGGTATTAATAAAGCCACCTGTTGCAGAATCATATTCTTGTGTAACCGACAATGTACTGTTGTCAGGATATTTAGGTTGACCGCTAATACCTTTTGCAAGTCCCGAAGTTGTGTCGGCTTGAATAGCCCAATCACTTGGCAACAATGTAGATTTAACCCATTCGTATACATCAATACTAGCCCCAGGGAATAGTGTGTTCCAGTTGATTCTACGATATTCTAAATCACCTTGCTCATACCAGGTAAACTTGGCAGTACTTAAATCCCACCATAGTTGACCTACTTGATTGTCAAGCCAGTTTGATACATTATTAACATTTACTTTAGAATCACCGATGCTATATATAGCAGGATCACTTGCAACTTTATAAGTTAGTTCTTCCTCAGCAAGACCAACGATTTGACCTTTTAACGGATCCACATAGTCATAATAGTTAATAATATCATTAGATACTGTATCAACTAAACAAATCTTTTGAACACCCGAAGGTAATACAAAATCGTCTTGAACTCGTAACTGATTCCATCCTACCACTGCTGGGTCTATTGCAGTAAACTGATAGATTGCACTGGTAGCAGTACTTACTAGTTGTGTTGAACCGCCCGGAGCACCGACTAGTACAACACCGTTGTCTAATGAAACAGATGTTCCATAGTTAGTACCTGTTGTAATGTTTTCTTCTGCGTTGACTAGTTCTTCGCTATAGACAAATCGTGTACCTCTACGTGAATACAAATAAGCAGAGCCCGACATTATTTCAGATTCTGTAAATCTAGTTGTGTCTAAATCAAAGGTAGTTGTGTGTTCATCAAAATAAGTTACAACCGAAGTGTTTGTTCCTAATGCGGTAACAACCAAGGCATCAGCTTCTGATGTAAAATCCATAGCTATGCCAAAGTTCATTGTCGAACCTATTACTGGATTTATTAAGGTTGTATCTAATACATATGCATTATTTGTCAATGTATAAATGCACACAGCACCTATACTTCCATCGTCATTGTTTAGATTAGGAGCACTTACAGCAAGATAATAGCCGTCTCGACTCATTGCCAAAGATTGGCCAAAGTTGGTTCCTGTTGCAAATGGAGAAGTGATTGTGCCTAATGAAGATAAACTACCGGTGTAATATCGAACTTGCCCTGTAGCCTGTGAGTAACCCGGAGCACCTATTGCTACCAAACTACCTGTACTATTTGTAGCAATCGAAGTACCGAATAATGATCCCGAAGTGCCTGACACAGAACCCGAATAGACCGAGCTAACTGTGGCTGTAGATTTTACTGTATATGAGTGAACAGCACCATTACCTACCGGAGCTCCGACAAATAATAAACTTGTAATAGTACTCGTAGGTACTACTGATAAACTAGAACCAAATGCAGAACCCGATGTAGAAGTAGTAATTGTTGCTAATAGTTTAGTTTGTATATAGGTATCTAACCCCGTGACTAAAACTTTTCCAGCATTATTATTTGCTCCCGGGGCTCCGGCAAAGATTAATCCGTAGGTAGAAGAACTAAAAGGTATAGGATTATATGCTACAGAATATCCATACAAGTTACCAGTACCAGCAGTATTATACATTTGGTAAAAGGAGATTGCTTGTAGTTTGTTGTTGTTAATCTCATATAAACCTACATTACCAGATACAAATCCTCCGACATTGGTTCCTGTATAATATGGAGAACCCACTGCTAGTATCTTGCTACCTTTTGGTTTAGAAATACTATAACCAAGTCCTTCGTTTGAAATACTTGATATGCTTTTAACATCAGTATTGGTATAGTTTAATACTTTTTCATAAACTGCCCAACCATTGTTGTCAGTTCCATTACCTGTATTAACCCATACTTTACTTCCGAGATTGTAACGATACAGAGTTTGGTCAATAGGTAAGTTGTCAAATGTTTCAACTCTAATAGAGTCAAAAGTAAACAACATACCAGGGCTTGACGGATTATTAAAATCTATAGATCCTAGAGTGCTAGCAACTGTAAACTCAGTGTTGCTTGGTATTTCCAAAATAGTATAAACTCCGTTAACTTCACTATTAAAGTTAACTACAGAAACTAACTGTCCCACAGATAAAGAATGTGTTCCGCTAGTTGTAAATGTTATTTGACTAAATGGTTGTGTGGCATTAACATCAATAATGTCAGCTGAGCGGAATGTATAACGCAATACATCCCAAGATCCATCTGGCTTAAATCCTAACCAGACAGTTGTACCATCATTAATAACATCGTTGTTGGCAATATCTAGTAAACTGCTAAAGTTGTAGGCTGTTGCATCAACATCATCAAAACGCACATAACCTGCATGTAATAACTGTAGCGTAGCAGTAGATGTACTTGTTGCTACTGTAGGTAATGTGCCAGTTCCAATAGTTAGTTCATTAGGTGTAGCATAATATATTACACTATTACTTTCTTTTGGAACCGATTCGACAAAACTAATAATCTGTGGGTTCTCTACAAAGGTTCCTTCTTTTAACGGTACTTCAAATTCATTATAAGTTGTAAATGAGCCGTATTGTCCTACACGGAAAGCCCACTCTTCATTAAACTCTATTTTACTGTTTAAGTTTTGAATAGTGGCTGCGGCTAACTTAATAATCGGATTTGCAGTGCCTTTTTCACGTATCATTCCCTGATAGAACTTATACTGACTGATTGGGTCACTGAATATATTATTCAAATAAGGTCGTGGAGTATAACCAGTTAAATTTTGTGCAGCCTGTTGAATACTTGAATCAAAGTTATCAATATCTAAACTATAAAAATCGTTAAACTGACTTACTTTGTAATCAAAGTTAGAAAATAAACCAGCTGTTGGTTTTGAACTTAATATATTCCATTGAGTATATACAAAGCTCTTAGTACCTGCTACATTAGAGATAGCACTATAATATTGGCTATTGTATTTTACCACATCGCTGGCAAGATAGTTTGTAAATGGTTTCCATTCGACTACCTTAGCTTCATCATACAAAAATCCCGGAGCAAAGAAATCACCGTTCCAGTTGGCGGTTCTAAACCCTACTAGTTTCATTCTTGCTTGTCGTTCACCTGTTTCAATATCATAGATAATATCACCAAAAATATCTGTATTATCAAATACTATGGCATGTTCTTTTTGTATACAAAGCAATCTTGCAAAATAAATTCCTTCAACACTATTAATAACATTGATTGTAAATTGCCCGCTTTGACGAGCAACAAATAAGTTATTTTGAGGGAATGGGGTACCGTCTGCCTTGGAAATACTATACTCATAGAAGTTATCAAATATATTGTTAACTACCGAGTTTGTAGTTTGGAATGTTAGTTGGTCAGCAAAGGGACTCAATGTAATAAC